TGCCAACACTCTGTCATCCTTCTACCCTTTCTCTCTTTCTCTGCACAACAAGCAGCGTCTCCATTACATGGTGTGCATAGACTTCGAGCGTAGCCCGGTTGACATACCTCACAGCATCTATTGTCATCCAGAGGGCCGTCATAACCACCATCCCCATTAGAACAAGGTCCACCGACTCCGCATATATCCTGAAGCCATTGGTTATGTGAGATTTGGAACTGTCCACAATCACAGTGGTTGTCACAAGGATTACCGGGAGTGCAATCGGGTACTCCGTCACAGTCACTATCAAACTGTCTGCCTGGAGGGACACTGACTGGATCTGGTTCACCGTCCGGAGGGACATCCGTATCACATCTACCACAGTCAGTTGCATTTGGATCACATTTATTAGATGACTCGATCTCTTTCATGCAGTCCATTAAACAAGAGTAGTTACAACTTGGACATACGTTCAGTCTTGGACCTGGTGCTGTTGTTGGATCCTCGGGACTGATTACTACACCTTCCTCGTATTGAAGAACAGGTTGATCTTCATCGGCTCTTCTCTCTTCAGGAGCCTGGTTTTGAGTGGGATCATAAAATCTACCATTACAACAAGGTCCAGAAACTTTAGTCTTCTTTCCAGTTATCGTATTTTTTATTAGATAAATTGATCTCGTTCCACCATCGGGACACTTGTCAATTCCTATGGCCATGATTGACAAACATCCTTGGGGATCTCCGATGTATGGTTCTGGGTATGGTTTTGCAGTAAACTGAATACTAGGTTTTTCATCGTCTCTGAAGTCACCGATACATCCCGGTAAAACTATGGTGCATATTCCTATTTCAACATTCCAATATTTTTGGGATGATCGGAATTCAACTTCACCCTCTACATTCAATTCACCACCCATGCCTGAATGGTTAGAACAATAGTAATATAGTTTTGAGGGAGTTGATATGTTTGGTGTCAATTTCAGTTGTGGGTTTTTGCTTGAGTCATACTCATCGTTCATAAACCTAACGTATCTTTTATATGAAACTTCTTTACCATCAATAATATATTGTACTTCACTTCCCTTATATGGAAGTCCCCCACTCCAAACACCATTGGGTGTTGTTGAAAATAATATTGCGTGTCCTGCTATTGAGTCATCGCTTAAATTAAAAGTATATGTTTCACCTATGCGAACTGTAGGAGTAGGACGATCTTCATCATTTAGTTGGTACTTATTTCCTGATGCCATCAGTCTTCCTCTATTCGCTTAACTGATATGTTGAATATAGTTGGTTCCTCATCAGTTAATCCGGTGCTTTCTTTTTCTGCACTATTAAAGTCTATTGATTCTGGAGCAACAGGCTCCTCTGGTTTAGGAACGGATCTAGTCGCTTCAAAAATTGTTTTTTGGGTAAGTGGACTATATCCTAAAACAGTTAGTGCAACGGAATCAAAATCTTCCAGCACCGAAATAAGAAACAGTTTTGTTTTAGTGAAATTTCCCGTTAGTATAAGATCCGTGTACGATCCTATTTCTCCCGGAACTCCATTTTTAGAAACGATTATTCCTGACTCAAATGATGCCTCAATTTTATCACTCTCTGAAAATGTAATTCTTTTTCCCGCGTTGCTGGGGTGAGACTGATCAAATCTATAGACTCTACCCGAGTAAATGTCTGTCAACCCACCCAACTGAGCCTGTCGTCCATCAAATCTAACTTGTATTACACTGTTTAGATTCTTATCAAAAAATGCATTTGATGTCTTTCGTGTTACTCGACTTGCAGCAGATGAACTTCCGTAACTGATCTGTAATTCTGACACAGGATCAGAGACTGGAAATCTTGATGAGGGTGGATCGTAAGTAGAAGTTTGTCGATCTTGGAAAAAATCTATATCTTCTTGACTTACAGCGATTGTTCGAGATGAAACTGACGCACCCAATCCTGTTTCTGTTTCTCCGTCATCAAAACGAAATCTTTCGTCGGTGCTTCTTATTTGAGTGCAGCATTTACATCTTTTCAGACTGTCTTCGTCTGGTGAGTTAGCAAAAACTGACTCCCCGCAACACTCATCATTATAAGTGTCCTCGCAATATTTACTATTTCTATTGAAGTTTAAAACCGAATTGGTTTTTCGTGCTAACTGAATACATTCCCAATCATACTTACACCCGCAACTATAAAGATCTCCTACTTCAAATACATGTCCGGTTTCTTTGTCCTCTTTTATTTCTTTTGTATATAAACAACATGATCCTCGTAGGGGTTCTTTTCCGTTTTGTCGTATCGCTCTTAGTATTTGTTTATCCTCTGCGGACACTGAGGTTTCATTGAAGGTTCTATAGAATTTTACCGTAATAAGAGTACCCATAAGATCCTCTTCTTTTAGTCTACCCGATACGGTAAGAACTTCAACACCATCTTCAACATGATAACCCTCTACTGGGAATCGTCCTTTGTTCAGTGGAGTTGATAATTCCACTAAATCACCCGGAACTATAGGTCTTGCATTCTTAAAAGAATAAACTGAATCTATACCAGAGTGATTTCTTATCTGGTAAGCGTAATCGCCTGTTGCATTGTCAGTTGATTTTGATAATCTTGGTGTTGTTGTAAAATACTTAGACTCATATGTGTCGGTGAACGACTCTTTACCAGTTACGCTGGTGACATTCGCTGTTATTAAATTGTTCTTATAGGAAATGAATGTAAAAGATCCGCTAAGATCTGCCTCTATTTTATTTTTTCTTTCTTTTAGAAATGAGGCAGTTCCATCCTCTATAGAGAATGATGTCCCTGTGGTGAATCCTTTGAAGAAACTTTTGATTGACTGTAGATCTTTTCCACTCGCATGTGAGTAGTCGATATAAACTTTACTTCCGGAATCGTAGAAAACAATCGTTGGGACAGTTTCTATTGGAGTGTTCTTTGTTACAACGTCATCTATTGTGTCGGTTATCTTTGCTCCGATTAGACTAGCAGAGTAATAAGGCGTAGCGATAGTACGCTTTGATTTCCTAGTTGTTCTAACGGATCTTTTTGCCATTATAACCCAACCCTTTTAAATCAAGAACCGACAAACTGACAAGTGGATTGAACATTTCCAGTTGCGTCATCACTTATGACATAGACTTGATTGATGTTGCTTACCTCTAGGAACACAGATTCTCCTGGCTCTAATGTATATCCGTTACTTCTTCCTCTACCTAAAGTATTGTTTCCTATTGCAATGGAACCAGTTGATTTGGGTGAGTTTTTCACGTTGATACCGGATCTTAACTGTCGGTTTGATCCCAGTTGTTGGGCAGCGTTGGTGACAGTTAAGGATCCACTCACCAATCTACTTGGTGGGTTACTGCTTACAGTCGCTCTTATGACTCCTGATGCCAAGTCTCCCCGCAGAGAACCTATGTCTTCAGTATTTTCTCTTATGGACTGAAGGTTTCCAACTACCCCCGAGGATGGATTTTCAATAGCATTTAGTATTGCAGCATCATTGATGTTGACTGTATTGTTTACGTTGGTGTTCAATTCATTACTTGATTGAATTTCAATTGCACCATTTGTTCCATTTTCACCGCGAATGATAAGAGGATCATGTCCAGCACCCGCAGTATATCCTTGAACTCTAAGTGGAGAGAACTCAGGAGCGCCGTTTGTAACCCCAACGGTTGAGGACACGTTGACTGTTGCGTTAATATCTGCTCCACCGATCCATACCTTAGCGTAGTCGCCAGAGAAACCAAGAGTGGTTCCATCAGTGTTAAATATATTTGTCTTTACATAGTTTCCACCATCAGATCCAAATACCTTAACAGAATCTGTGGATGAAGTTAGAACTCTACCACCACTAATACCGATTGTGCTGTTTCCAATAAGAACACTGTCATGCTCGTAACTCAATCTTCTACCAGCGGTGACTGCGATTGGAACACCAAACCCATATCCGGGGAATACCTCTCCATTTACTTCAGCAGTATTTCCGGCAGTGGCTCCCTGTACAAACAAACCTCTATCGTTTTGAAGGTTAGTTAACTGAACAGATCCAGTTACTTCGATTGCAGTCGCACCCTCGACACCATAAGCGAATACCTCTAGATTACTACCATATGTCGTTCCCGCGACCGCAAGGTATTCTACTGAACTGTTTAAAGTTGCTCCGTTTATCGCACTTGGATTACCTTCAGTTGCCCAGTAATAACTTCTATTTCTGGTAAAGGTGATTCCATCACCCTGATCAACCGAAACTGACAACGCACCAGTTCCACCTTGAATTTGGACTGGTAGAGGACGGTTGGTTGTGACTCTCTCGGAGGTGTTACTATCACCCCATGCTAGTTTCATTACTTGAACATGTGCGTTAGTAAGACCAGCGCCTGTTGTGTTGAAGTCAGTTCCCATCGAAGCGGTGTTTCCGCTAATGTCGATAGTGATGTTTGAATCTAAGTCTGCCATTTTAACTCCCCGGTTGTTGGGCCTTGTACCTGTAATAGATGGTTTACTAATATATATAATCGAATTTTTCCTCTTGAAGCCTAAAACAATTCGTTATATAATTACAAAATCTAAGAAAGGAAACTAAGTGATAGTGAAACTAGACTTTAAAAATAGATTCTCGAAAGAAGTTGAAATGCATGTCCAGAAAAATGGAGGTGATTACATGGATGCTATCTTAGAGTTGTGTGAGAAACATGAAATAGAACCAGAGGTAGCAGGTAAGTATTTGTCAAAGCCTATAATTGAGAAACTACAGATTGAGGCTTCAGATAGAAATTTGATCAAGCAGAAAAAAAGCGGTAAATTACCCTTTTAATTGTTGACTGTGCTTATCTGTGCTGTACTATATACTACATCGAACCGGGGAGTTCCCGGTGATTAATTTAGAACGGGGTAGTTCCCCGGAAAGGAAAGCCTATGTCATTTTCAGATTTTAAGAAGCGTTCACAGAACAGCATTGAAGATCTCCAAAAGAAGTTGGAGTCAACCGAGAAAAAGGAATCATACAAGGATGATCGTTTCTGGCGTCCAGAACTGGATAGTGCCTCAAACGGTTATGCTGTAATTCGTTTCCTTCCTAGTTCGGAGGGAGAGGATCTTCCGTGGGCGAAGTATTACTCTCATGGATTCCAAGGTAAGGGTGGATGGTTTATTGAAAACTGTCCTACCACTATCGGTGGAAAGTGTCCTCTCTGCGAGGTAAACAACGATCTTTGGAACAGTGGATTGGAATCCGACAAGGATATTGCACGACAACGAAAGCGTAGACTTCACTACGTCTCCAATATTCTAGTGGTTACTGATCCTGCTAATCCACAGAACGAAGGTAAGATCTTCCTCTACAAGTATGGTAAGAAGATCTTTGATAAGATTCAGGAATCCATGAATCCAGAATTCCAAGATGAGGATGCAGTCAATCCGTTTGACTTCTGGGGTGGTGCAGACTTCCGACTTAAGGTTCGTAAGGTTGCTGGATTTATCAACTATGATAAGTCTGAGTTCTCTACACCATCCGCTCTGATGGATGGAGACGATGCTAAGTTGGAGGAACTTTGGAAGAAGCAGTACGCACTTGCAGAGTTTACCGATCCATCCAACTTCAAGTCCTATGACGAATTGAAGAAGCGTCTCAATGATGTTCTTGGTGGTGAAGTTCGCACGACTGAGATGGAAAACACTAAGACAGCAGAGGATGTCGTTGATACCCCTGTGTCAGAAACCCCAACAACCGAAACTTCAAGTGAAAGTGAAGAGTCTGACGCTCTTTCATATTTTGAAAAACTTGCTAATGAATGATGTAGTGTGACTTCGGTTGTTTTAACTAAAGGGGGGAGCATCGCTCCCCCCTTTTCCTTTACCCTAGCATTTGTCTCCATTTAGGAATGCTGTGTGTCTCTCTAAGTATTTCATTTATTCTGGTAGATCCCGCTGAACCTCCTCCTCCACCCGTCTGGTTTGAAGATTCCGATGGAGTGGTTGGTGGTGTAACGACAGGGAGAACTGGATTACTATTATTAACCATCGCTTGAGACTGGTTTGCTGCGTCTTCTTGTTTGACGGTTTGATTTTCATTGGTTATGTTAAAGGCAGTTTGTGACGCATTCATGTTTGCCTTTTCTATTGTATTTGCCTCTGCAAGTATTTTAGGAACCTTGTCGAGTGGAGTGATTATCTCAGGACTCTTCCTGTTTGGATTAGAACTGTTTTCTCCCACTATGGTGGGAGTTGGACTATCAACATAACCACCCTCTTGCATGAAATTATATTCAGAGTAATCTACGTTGTCCCCATACGATGAAACAGGAACTTTTCTGCCAGAGATATTCGTTATAAAAGTCTTGTTGTTATCTTTGGTTGTCTCAGAATTATTCGATGTGAAGTTTTTGAACTCTTCAAAATCTCGGTAGATATCGTTCGAGTTTATTTGTTCAATTCGATTAAAGGTAGAGTCTCCCTCAGTTTCAATTCGATTAAAGGTAGAGTCTCCCTCAGTTTCAATTCGATTAAATGACTTGTTATTCTTGTTTTCAAATGTCTTGAATATTTTAGTCGCTTCTTCGTTTGAATTATCTGTGGTGTTCGTGATCTTCAGATCATTGGAGACGTAATATTTTTTATCTAAGTTTCTAGATTTAGTATTGTCGCTCTCAAGCATATTTTGAATGGCAGTATTTACTTGTGAATGCATAACACTGTCTGGATCTGATTTTGTTATCTGATAGTTCTCAACCATGCTATTCGATATGAGATTTGGTGGCAAATAAGTAACTTCAGAATTGTTAACTATGCTATTTGAACTTGGTTGTAGAGTTTCAGATTCTGATTTTACTAACTGCTCTTTTTCCGGTACGGAGTATGTGCTGTTTACGAATAAATTCACAGACTTACTTACTTCTTCCGTGTTGTGAAGAGGAGAGTACTCAGTGTTCGTAACAAAATATCTGTCTGGTTGAACGTGTTTGATGTCTTGTTTGTTTTTGTTTTCTACAAAGTTATTAACCACATTACTTGTTGTCAATTTATCGAGTTTATTAATTTTTTGATTTATATCAAATGTTCTGTCTTGAAGAATTGGATGACTCCAATAGAGATCGTGCCATCCATGAATCAAAACTTTAAAATCATCATCTGGATTTAGTCTTGCATACTTTTCCAGTGCTGGAATTGCGGTTATAATTCTTCCTGCTCCACCACTGAGCAAAAATGTAGTATTCTTTTTCATAATGTATTCCACTGATTAATAACTTTTTTAGCAATTTCTAGAGATAAATCTCTGTCCCCTGTACCAGTA